TTTTTGCTAAATTTGATTATCCAAGTTTTTATTTTTGATAACATGTTAGAAGTCTCCGAATGGGTTTGATTCACTAAAATCAATAAGCGAATCTGAATTTGTTTTTATCGGATTATTTATAGCTTTATTAACTTCACTTGTGTTAGTAAACGCATTGAATTCATCAATCTCTACATTACCAGTATTAAACTTCTCATAAGAATGAATATATAATTCACATGTCATTTTATACACAAATAACTTTCCAAATTGGAAAAATGGATCTTCGTGTTCCACGTGATTAATTTCAAACATACTAGATGTTACTGGAATAAAAATTAAATCTCCGGGAACGGGTTGTAACCTATCAACAGTAATAGTCGTAAATTCTTCTTTGAATCTTTTCTTCGATACGGTAAAATTAACAGTATCTTTAATCTGAAGCCCGAACTTACTCATAATATCGCCTTCGCCACCAAATCCAGTGATTTCTTCGACGTGAACTTCAATAGTTATGAAATCATTATAACTTGTGTTTTTAGTCTCACCTAAAATTGCGTCGTAGTTAAGGCTTTCGCGCGGGATATAATAGATATCCATACCTTTCATTTTAATGGATTCAATAACTAAACTCTCTCCTAAGTTTTGTTCATTGGTAGAGTTTAAATGATTGAAATATGAGCTTACTGCCACGTAAAATTCCTCATCCCATGTAGAAATCCATAGGCAATTCGTATGTTGTTCTTAATTGTTCTTCAAGTGCTTCAATGTCATTTTTTGCATCATCATAAATCTGGCGCCCATTAAGCGTCATACCGCCGATTAGAGCAATCCCTTCATATTTGATTAGATTCTGTCCCCATTGTTGTTTGATCAACGCGGCGGCATAATATTGTAACCAAGGACTTTCAAAAACTTGAGGAAATTGTTCACCGTTGATATTAACAAATGCTTCCATGACAATAATATCGCCTTCTTTAAATGAGGTCGACCAATCTGTATCAATATAAAGACGCATTTTTGTTTTATTGAATCTAATGGGCTTTTCGCGATTAAAGAATTGGTTTAAATCGGCGATCCATTGTTCCGCAATTAAATATGAACTTAATCCCTTTGATGATTTAACAAGTTCAATTACATCTGTCATATAAGATTGAAATTCGAGATTTAATGAGTTATTAAAGTTTCCCATTGGAAATACTCGCAAAACCGATTGATATGTATTATCAAGCTGAATATACCGATTAGTGATGTCTGTAGCCGTTAACGAATATATGACATATTCTTTTGAATATCCATCAAAATGATATTCATTAAAGACGGCGAGAGCGTCAGATATTCTATCTTCCACTTGCGCGTTATCGACGTTTATGTCAATAACAGGCTTACCCAGTTTTCTTAGACAATATTCTTTAAATTCGTTACGCGTCATAATTTTTAATTTCCTTTAAGACATTATTTCCGAACTGATATCTCCTCGAGCTTCGATATCATAATTACCAGTATGATCGTGAACTGTTATGAAATATTTAGTTGAACGTAAGTAATCAAATGAATACGCACCAGTCGTTTTGTCGCTCCACATTTCACGTATAAATCTTCCAGTTAATTGTTCAAATAATCTTACTCGCCTCATAACAGGAGTTCCATTAACTGAAATAATTCCGTGAACTCGAGTATTTCCCCCGTCAATCATATTTGCTTTCATTATGCCATTATTGAACATTTTCACTTTAAATAATTCTGCATCAGCTAGATAATGTTGAGTCATCCCATCAGGATCTTGGTTATTCCTAACGATGTCTAATTTATACTGATAACCGCTACTGTTAATAACCATTGTAAGTATTTGCGGAGCGCTGGTGGCATACGAGTTTGTATTGACTATTTGTATTGAATTTATATCAAATGCTTGTGAAAAATTAAATTTCATCAGTATATTCGTTTCAGAGCCGCTGTACCAGTATCCCTGCCCAGCAGACTCAGATAATCCGTCGATTAAATGTTGAGCAGAATAATATTGATCATCATATTGCGAGTTGCAATAAAGTAATATATTAGAATTATCGATTATATTATTCGAACTATCAAAAAATTTTATCTCATCTAATATCGCCCCCAAATACCGCGTAATTATGATAATTTCATTTACATACATTGAATTATCTCCAAGGACCTGTAATATCAAACATTATAACATATGAAACATCATGCAAAATTACAACATTTCTGTTAGGTAATTCTGGAATATTTGAAAATACGAGCCTATTAGGAAGGATAGTTGTATTGTTTTGAATTGGTTGAATAATTCCTGGGGCAATTCCTCTAATTTGATTATTTTCGCTCACTAAAATTGGTGCATATAGCATCAATGAATTATCGACTGCTGAAGGGTATGAATTTGAACCGCCAGATCCAATGTCTGATTGCGGTCCAAGTCCAATTTTAGTAACACTTACAACACCTCCAGTTTGATAATATCCTCTCGCTAAAAAGTTTGATTGTACTGAATTGTTTAAATACAAAAAGTCATATGAATAATAAGCATCATTTCCACATAACCAACATTTATAAGCATCCCCAGATTTAAATGACACTATATCCCCGAATGAGTTTACATTCAAATATGAACTACCTACGGGAAATACCAAAAAATAAAATATATTTTTTTCAGCAATTATTGTCCATTCTCTCGATGTAGAATCTGCTGCATTAGATTTAAACCAAAAAGTATTGATACTTTTTGCTGTACCCGTAGAAACTCCTGTCATTGTTTCGTACATATTAACAGTTGCGTAATCGCCGATAGTGTCATTAACTCTCAAGTATAAACGAGTGCTTGTAACATCGGTGCATCTATAAACAGCTATATTCGTCGCGGCGTAAACTTTCTGCCATGTTCCTTGTGGTGCAACTTTACAACTGACAGTTCCACCAACCGAACCGTTAGGTAATCCTTGAGGAATATCAATAAATGAAATTGTAGTAAATGTTACGGATGTTACATAATGTTCAGTATTTAAATCAACATTACTACTTCCAGAAACTAACACAATTTGACCAACTTCAAATCCATGTCCGGTATTAAAAACTAATGTTGCAACATTATTATCAATGATAAAGTCGAGTGCAGCTTTATTATTGAATCCGTTAATCAGCACCGCATCAAGTGTTTCAATGATTTTGCCAACTTGTCCGGATATTACAGGAGATCCCGCCATTCCGGAATGTGTATATTTAATTGGATACGAATTCGCCATATTTAAATTTTAATACCTTTAAATGGTGTTTGTAAAACGCTTCCATCAAATAAACCTAATGTTGCAATATGTACAACATTTCCATCGTTTCCATACATAGGAATTGAATTTTCGATAAATTCAACATCATTTGTCATTGGAACTATGACTTCAACAAATACCCACCCATCGGAAATTTTAATTTCCTTTCCATTTGAATAGAGTAATCTGTTAATATAAAGTTCGCGCGTAACGCCATCTAAAAACACTCCAAGCCCGCCAGTGGTTTCAGCAGTCACTCTGAACCAAAATGATTGAGTTAGACCGTTAGTAACATAACTGGAATTTTTAACCATTCTGTAATACGTTTTGGTTCCTCGAACGATAGGCGAAGTTGTACCCGTTCCAGCAGTTACTTTTAATGTGAAAAATTCGAGACCGTAACGCTTATCGATTCTTTCCATTACAACGAGTAAATCGCTAATGTTCTGATTGATTGCAGCTTGAACTCCGCCATTAGTCAAATTATCATTTATGAATTTGTCGCCTTCAGCGAACACCGAGGAATTATCGGGTTGAATACTTAAAGCGTTAGTCGAGCTGAAAACACTCGCAATGATATTTGAAGTTGAGTCTGAACTGAATCTTCCAGAATTAATTTCTTTGTTATCAATTCTATTGGTTACTTGCAGCTTAAATATATTCAAGTTTTGCAAAACTTCATTTATTGCTTCAACTACGCTATCCTTATCTGCGGTTGCTAGAATACCAGTATTGCCAAGCAAACCGGATAACGAGCTCAACTGAGTGACGATTGAGTTAATAGAACCGACAATACTTGTTTTCACGGCAGTTTGAAGAGTATCCAATTCGCCTACATTTGTAGTTGAATTTTGTGATAACAACGAAACAGATTGGGTTAAATCTAGTAATTGTTGAACTGCATTATTAGCCTTTTGTCTCCAAGATTCAAAAGAATCAAACTTTTGGATTTTTAGTTCTGACATTCTTCGTCTCCAATAATTCTAGAATCTTGTCTAGCTTTGTTTCAAGTACTTCAACTCTATTAACAAGTTGAGTATCCACCGCAGCTTTAGCAAGACGTTTTTTTGCTTGTATGTATGAATTTGTATCGTTATTTATAACAGCGGCTTTATCTTGCATTACAAACCCAGACACACCCTTAATTTTTTCTTCTGCCATTTAATTATTCCTTATAGTGTATTAAGGGTTACTTCCGCAACCCTTATAAGTTTGATTAAGTAATCGCGATTGCTCTAAAATTCATAAATCTAACACATCTTGCCGGATTCTTCGTTTTACCTACAATCTTGATTTGGAAGCTACTGATATCTTCATCAACCCAATTAACGCCTTGAACTTCTGAGAACTGCCATTCATATTCAATAAAATCGCCCGCGTCGGTTGAATTCGTCTTGGTTAGGATATTCAACTTAGTCCATGATTGATCATCAATCTTCTTATAATCCCAAGGTCTAGTCATTTTGTAATATATATCAAAGTCTGCGTTTTGATCCTTATACACATCCAAGAACATTTTAATATCGCGAGCTGGATTTTTAAGGGAAACTTCTTTAGTTATATACTTAAAGTTTTCAGTTCCGTTCAAGTTATTAGTTTCAGCGACAAATCTGTTAGCGCTATTAGGCTCTACGTTAAACGCAGCGTCGGTTAACCATTCAACGCGGTTAGAAATTGTTATCATGCTAACGGTATCCAAGTTAATAACAGGACACAGATATGGCGTTGTTGATGATAGTTTAATTACAACTTCAACGCTCTCAGAACCAGCTGATAGTCTATTTCTATTAGTATCAGTTACCAACTTAAACGGTTGATCTAAGTACACATCATTACCAAAATTGAACGCGATATTTTCACTCTGTACATAGTCTTCGGTATCAAACAATCCGCCTTGCGGAGCATGTTTTGTTCCTCTCATGTACATTGAATAACCAAGACCATCGAACGACTTAGAACCCGAAATATTGAAAATTTCATATTTTTTGTTCTTCTTAGCAAATACACTGTTTCCGCCGAAGTATTCAGTAACAGAAGCATTTGAACTTACTTCAATAATTACAGAATCAACGCTATCAACTACTTTAATCAAATGTCCAGCTTCAAGAGTAAACTCCTCAAGCGGGATTCCATTAACAGGAAGATCGAGGTTAGTTACAACCGTACCCGAGCAAAGCGATCTAAATTCAACTGCATCTTGTGACATTCCCATGACACCAGAAACGTAAGTATCGCGCGCGAACCGACTAGATGCTGCGGTTGTAAACGCCGCGTTAGCAGTAATTTTACCAACTAACCCATAAATCTGAACTTGAACAGTAGCTCCGTCAGTTCTCACTTTACTAACCTTAAATCTACCAGTTGCTGTGATAATTTCATGTCCAGGAACAATGGTTCCGCTTGCGACATTTAATGTTACCCATAAATCATCAGTTCTATACATATCAAGAATCAATCTATCATTTACAGCAAAACCGTGATTTTGAATAAACACGCGAACTTTCTTAGTCCCAACTTCAGTTTCAATTGGGTTGAAGCGTAAGCGCTCTTCAGTTTCATCTTCTGGGCTTAATACAAGAGTCATCTCAACTTTACCAGTAGTAACATCAGTATTGAATTTAGCAAAGTTTAAATTGAACTTAATATCTTCAAATTGTTCAGCAGTCCATGTCCTTCCATTTTGTGAGCGGAACGACGACCCTAAATGTGGCTGCGTATCAACAATCTTACCGGGAATATTTAACACTTCACCGCCAAGTTTTGAAACGAAAATTCTTGTATTCGGAGAATATCCGCCAATAACGAAGCAATATTCAACGCCAGCTTCAACACGAATTGGGTAAGGGAATGTAAACGTTGTTCCGATTGTTGAATCTGCAGAAACGTTTAAGTTATTTGAGCTTACTTCAATACGCCCTAAAACTTCTGAAGATGGGAATCCATTTACGGTTGTTCTAATCTCCGCGAAAATCGTATCGCCGTCAGTTTCTTTAGTATGGAAGAAAGTTTCAAGACTTGTAATAAATGAGTCACGATCTGGAATGAACGATTGGGCAACAGGGTCGCCGGGCGGACGTCTAAACTGACATGTATTTGTGAATAATGATAAAAAGAATCCAGGAGCACACGTTACAACTTGATTAACTGTAGTTCTATCATTAGTTGTAACAGTAGTGTTAACGTCGACATTAACGTCTCGAACCGTTCTTGAATCTGAAACGTTTGTTGTTGTAACGACTGGAGTAGTCACGTTCAATGTTGTCGATTGTTTAGTTTGATCTAAACCTCCAGCAAAGAATTCTGCACTTGCTACTGAAGTTTCTACATCGGGATCGCTGGAATCAGTGGCATCATTCGTCAATCTAAATATTGCGCGTCCAGTAAAGAATCGACCTTCAGGAATGTTAAATTCGCCAGTTAAGTTTCCGTTAGCATCAACGATTAATTCATTGTTACCATTTGTTTTTGATGATTTACCGAACTGTCTACAGAATTCAGTAACTGGAACATCATTGAAGAATGCGTACATTCTAGCATTAGGAACAAGTTTAGATGCAATGAATTCTACGGACGTTGCTCGCATATAAGGAAGAATGCGAACATCAGTTACGCGATCTCCTAAGTTATACGAATCGGTTCTTGATGAAATACTTGTATCAACGCCAGAACGAATTTGTTCAACATCTTCGGTAGTTCTTGTGGTTGTCGTTGTGGTAGTTGTATCGCGATCGGTAAATCTTGTAGTCGTTACGCGCTCACCTGTTCCAAGAATTCTTTGGAACAAATTATTGAATCTAACAGAACTCGAACTTGATGCCGCTATGCGGTTAGTAACAGTGTTTTGGGTTGATCTACCGCTAATTCCAACCACGGTTCTGTTCACTTCAGACCACGCGCCCCACTCAGTTCCAAGAACACCTGCGTTATTTGTAATTTGACGTAACGCATCAACGCCAGTATCAACGTCAACAACTAATGGAGGTTCTCTGGTAGTGTCTGACCATACATCAGTATTAGGTGACAATACCATCGAACCGGTTGTTTTGTAAATGAAGAATGGGTTAATTGAAATGCTCTTTGTTGCATAAGGTTGGGCAATCAACTTTTCTTCGGTGAATTTATTCATAATAACTTTACCCTTTTGGAGGATAGAGCTAATCGAAGATTTCAATGTATTCAACTTTAACTTTCTTGATGTCATTTCATACGAAGGTCTCATCTCATTGCGCTTGCGATCGAGCGCACATCTAAATTCAGGATGCGTTAAGTTGCTTGCCCGATATTCTGAGAAGTCATCTGAAATAAATCCATTTTTATAACGATCGAGTCCATTTTCGTCTTTGATTGACTTGTTCAGCGTGTCATTTTCAAGCTGGTTTAGAACAACATAGTATTCCAAGTTTTCAATGCGATTTTCAAGCCGCCCAATGTCGCGCATTGTATAGCGCTTGTTTTCGATATACTTAGGTTTAACGTCGGTTAAAATTTCATACACAAATGGTGCTTGATAAATCTCATAGATTACCATTACATCTTTTTCAATTTTAGCGGGTTTTGGTGTCTCGCTCGAAACGCCGTAAACTTGATAAATTGAGCCAGCCTTATTCACGACTAAAGTATCAACTCTTGGAAGATAGAATTCGATGTCATGGAAGATGTCTGATTGTGGTGCTGGGTAAGCATAGTTGCCAACGGGATTACCGTTGTGATCTGCAATATAACGGAAGTCAAAGCAATTGCGAAGCTCTTTTGTATTGCTTGTTTTGTCTGAGTAATTCGGCACATCTTGATAAGTGAATCCGGAAAGATCATCATTAATCATCGCATTATAAGAGTCAATGTTAAAGAATGAACTTGATCCAGTATGCAAGAAATAATCGAATGTGATTGTAAATCTGTCATTGACAAGATCTAACCCAGTTGCTCCAGCTTTTACTGTTAATTTACCGTATTGGTAATAATTATCACGAACGCCGTTATCAATAGTAAATTTATCAGTCACGTTAAGCAAATCGCTTTCGCGAATAACGCTTGTTAACTTAATGATATCCGCATAATCGAATTTGATCATATTATCAATAATTTGCGTGTGCAAAACATTACCTACGGTCTTTGTTTTAGTCTTTTCTAGCGCATTCGAACTAACAACGTTTAGAGTGATATATGCAGTCTTACCAGCTTCCCCGACGCTAGCGTTGATAGTCAATTCGTTAGCAGTTGATGAAATCGTTGCTAAATCATTGATTGAATATTCGCTGGTTGTGCCATTCTTCAGGATTAGGATCGCGTCCATATCACCCGAGAAATATTCGTTGGTTGGAGCAGTAATAGTACCAACACCAGAACTATTAAGAATTACATTATATTCCTTACGAATTACAGTCATTACAGACGACTTGCTGCTATCATCCGCATCGCGTAATGTTTTAATGTGGCGCTTCGATGCAGGTACAATATTAGTTGACACAACATCCGCGTTGAAAATAGTTGGAACATGGGATACGGCATCGGAAACCATATCAACAAGGAATAAGCCTTCGTCATTGATGTAGAATGATTTAGCCATGCTAAAAGTTTTACCGATGTTCATACTCAAATCGTGAATATATGCCTTGTAAACTTTTTTCGAATCTGCCAAATCTGTATGCGAATAAACAACATTAGAAACTCGAACGTGCCCAATTACAGCTCCACCGGGAGTAGTTCCAGCAGTTACGCCATCATAAATCGCTAGAAGTGAATTATATTGGAACAAATTACTATTCAGATGAGGTTTGACTAACACATACATTGATTCAAGAGTGCGAGTCAAGAAATTGCTATACTTCTTAGTATCACGCGCTTTACGAATTTTAACGTTTGTATTTGATGTTTTCTCTACTAGGTAGCCTTTAACATAAGCCTTACCAGGAGTAAGAATAGCGCGTAAGTAATCCTTATCGCCACCTTCGGCTAGTGTTAAAAACCCATTAGGGTCGATACTCGACTTCTTCAAGTCATCTTTAAATGAGATGAAGAATGGGTTAACAGTATAATGCCCGCTTTCGTCGTATGTACGTTCAGCAAGCAAATCCATAATGTCACTATAATCAGTGCGAGCGCTGATATATGTAACAGCTCCGTTTTCAATCGTAATCAACTTAATGAAGTTATCACCATCGCTGAAATCTAAAGTGCGCTTTGAAAGACGTAAGGAAATCTTATATCTATCGGCGCCAGGCGCCGAATAGTTTGGATAACCAAGTGCATTGTCAAGTAATGTTGCGTCTTCCAGATGTGAAACGATAGATTCTACAATATCATAACCTATTGTAGCGGTCGCTGTAGTTGTATACTTACTAGCGATGATATAGTCGTTTTCGGTTTCAACAAAGAATCCGTTAACATACCAAGTGCCCGCTTCGGTAGTTACAATTTGCCCTTTACCCGTCGGACGAATTGGGTCTGCTAAATTTCCTGGGCAGCTTGGGCATTTAACTTTAACGCGATAAAGCACTACATTATTAGAATCCTTCAGCTCAAGAACTTCACCGTCTAGGAATTTTGTTGTGGCGTTATCGACGCCAGCTGACAAATAAATCACATATAATGTCGCTGGATCACTTGAATCTTTTTCGGTCTCATAAATGACTTTAGCTTTGATTCCGCTTGTTTTGCCAACTAGAACGGTTTCGTGTAACGATCCAGCAACGACTAAAACGTTTGAAAGAGTGTTATCTGCATTTGCAGTATAGTTCTCAAGACGAACATAATCGTAATTATTCAGCGAAACTGAACCGCGCGTAACACGTGATCCGTGCTTAAAAATGTGGTTAGCAAACTTTTCAATCTGGTTGCTAATGATACTTTGCATTTGATTAAGTTCGCGCGTCTGCACTGGTACGCTAGGCTTAAACAACACACGCATGAAATTTTTCTTAGAGGAAAAATCGTCTAGGTATGGTGAAGTATTGAAAGTCTTTCTAGTCATTTAATATTTCCTCTGTATTAAACCGCGATAATAATGCGAATGTCTTTTTCTGTATCCGAAGCTCGGATAGTTGTAATAACGTTATTTATATACAACATTTTCCCGCTTGCTGGTGTTATTTTATTAAGTCGTGTCGTTGCACCGAAATCTGGATGCGATGGACCAATATATTTTGTTTCGGTGGCTAAGTTTCCATCCGCACCTAAAATGTCTGTAATGATTCCAAGCTGTCTAAAATCTGATGAAGGACCGGATACAAAGTTTTCATCATCCACAGTAATTTTCATGGAAATGATGGAAGCATTTGAAAAGAGTTCAGTAACAACGTTTTTTCCGTGTCCTTCGATGGGAGCCATTACTGCTCTAGCAAGACACGCAGCAGTTCCGGGAATAACAAATACTCTAGCCTTAGTATATCCAGATCCGGTATTTGAAAGCACTAGCTGACTAATTGCACCAAGACCTGAAATGGTAGCAGATGCGGCAGCTCCAGTTCCGTCTCCGATGATAAACACTTGTGCAGATGTATATCCAGTTCCGCCGTTAGTAATATCGAATCCTGTGATCATTCCGCCTACAATAGTTGGGGCGCATTCGAATCCACTGCCCGTCGCACTTGTTTCTTTGATTAGCGCGTAAGTATCAACATCATATCCAGTTCCACCAGTTTTGGATTCAACGTTTGTAGTGACTAACACTTGCTTAATTGTGTTATTTGGATGCTTATTCGCAAAAACAGTTAAACCGGTACCATTACCTACGATATTAACAGTTGTAGTGCCCGTGAAGAACCCAACTTGAGAAATAATTTTGAATGTAGATACACTCTTAAATTGAGCCGCTTCCTGAACAAGCCACTGTTCAGACAAATCATTAAAATTCTTAACTGTAACAGGAATATAATCATCGGTAGCAAACTTAACCAAATCAGTGTTACTAACTGTCATCATATATTTCCATACATAACCGTCGGAAAGATATAGATAATTAACAGACTTACCAGAAGGTTTAATAGTCGAAGGACTATTATTGTTATTATCGATACACTTATAAACATTATATTCGTCGGTTACGACATAAAACGGGATTACTAATGTTTCAATATTTGTTGTTGAATCATATTGTGAATATGTTGCGCCAGTAACCCAATCCCATCTTTTAATAGCATTTATTGCGTTACCAGAAGTAATTTTCTTCAATGAAATAATATCTTTAAATGTATTGTATTCTTCAAAATCTAATACTGAAGGAATGTCGGGATAATTTTCATTAGTCCATTCGTAGTTTCTTCCGACGAACATATAAATATTACCTTTGAATGGAGCGGATACGTTATCATATTCAACAAATAACCAGTCCACAGTTCCATCAGACATAATGCCACTAATATGAGTGGGAGCACTAACCCCAGTTGTCGCAGCAGTTAACGAAATATAAATCTTACCATTATATTTGCGCTTTTCTCCGACGATAACGGGTTTACCGTATTTCCAGACGTTAATGTTTATGTGGTTAATTGAGCGAACAATTGAATCACAAATAAAATTTCTCATTTTCGGCGAAAACTTAGCTGCCATTGTTATGTACCTTCTCTTTAAAGATTTAGAATATATTTGTCGAACAGAATGATTAAATTTTCTTCATCGACGGTTTTTATTATTGCACTATTTATACTATTTTGAATTGTGTACATGTTAAATTGATTAACTGAATCCAATGTGGTATATTGTCCGCTATCATTCAAATCGCCGAAATAGCTAATAGGAAAGCTGAATAATTCGGAAAATTTGTTTTGATTAAGATCGAAAGTTTTAAAAATATCAAACGTGCTAACAACATCGGTAAATCGAGAATATGTTAGATTAGGATCGATTCCAGGTGTTACTCGAGTTAGTATTTTGACTTCGGTTAATAATTCAACGGGAAGTGGGTATTTTACTAGCTGTTCATTATAATCGAATAATACTTTATCGCTCAACGTTTCATACATTTTAACTTCATCGTTAACATTTTCAATTAACATATTACTGAAATGAGACATCGGATAGGCAAACCATGTTGAGAATTTAAACTTCTCAAGGTTTCTAGTTTCCATAATATTTAATTTTGGGCGGAAAATATATTCCGGCATTAATTTTAAATTGATATCTTTATTCGGAATATAAACGGTTTCAATTTCGGTAATCTTTGTTATATCTTTGACGATTAACTTACTTTGAATATCAATAAAGGAATCAAAATATTCAAGAGTTGGCAATTCATTTTCAGCATAATCGCTATAATGCAATTGTAAAGTATGAAATCTAACATATCCAGCGGGATGTAAATAGTCATCAATCATAACCTTTGAAATATATGCAGAAATTCTCGATTTTACATTATATGAGAACTGCTGATAATAATAACTGTCTGTGATTACAGCATTAACACCAAGAATACCACGATCGTTCTTATATGTTTTTGATGTTTTGAAAATGGTTTTTGTGGTAGTTGATAATTGAGCTCCGAAACCATTTTTAGATTCAACTAAAACAGTAGTAGAATTACCGACATAAGGTTCCAAATGTTTTAATTCTTTGATCTGCTTGGTTTTGAAATCGCAAGTAAATATAGCACCGCTACCGGTCTTAGTATTGACTAAGAACTGAGGCATACTAGAATAATTTTCACCGACTGTAGTAACGAATACTCGCTCAATTCTACCATCTAAATCAACTTGCTCAACTGTAGCTGAAAAAGATGACCCCGTTATATCCGGTTTTGTTAAAACGCGATCACCGACTTTATATCCAAGCCCTGCGGATGTAATTTGAACAGATGTAATATCGTATAGCGATAAAGTTTGAATATATACGCTTCCGGGAATAATATAGTCTTTAATGAAAACTTTATCCCCAAGCTCATATTCCTCGCCACCCGAATCGACTTTTATTTCTTGAACGGGTAAAACTATTTCATTGAATTGTATATCATTTGACTGTACAATAATGGTTTCATTTGGAATAAAATCGCGTCTGAAGTCGCTAAGAAAAATCTTTAAATATGGTTTATCAAGATGGAAAAACGGAACGATTTCCTCAATGACTGCGCGATTTTTAGATGTAAGTCCTGTTACAACGAAATCTAACGTCTTTGAAATATCAATTGCATTCCATGCTTCAATATTATTAATAATGTCGCCGGTCGCAACAATGAAAAACTCATTGGTATAAAGCGCGTTAGACGTCGTAAAAAGCTGCTCACGCGGATATGAAACGCTTGCTCTTTCATTGTATAACAAACGATAAAAAAGATCAAACGAGTTCGCGCTTCCTCGAGTTAAATAAAATTCGCGGATTAGCAGCATCAACGTTGATTTTGGAATAGTTAAATCTTGTCTAATATCAAACGCGACTTCATCCAACATAGCGTCAATAAAACCGTCAACCATGTTATTCGATGTTACATTATATTCATAATCGAGCAACAATCTAACAGCATTAGTGTCCGTTTCTAACCATTTATAAAATAAATCGATGAATCTATGGAATACCGGATAATCAGTTTTAACGAATCCGGGTAGATTATCGCTTAATAAGTTTGATATTTGATTCTTATACATATTTCATATTCACTTTAACTTTATTGATTTTAATAATGTTATTTAAGGTCGATTGAACATCTTGAGTCTTACATTTCGCGTAGATATAAATTTCATTAACCGTTTCATAATTGAAAGTTCCGATAACAAAATCAGGAAGGTTAATTGATAAAATACCATTAATATAATCAACCGTTCCAATTTTTAATCGTATTGTTTGGTTGCGCACTAATGCTAGATATAAAATACCATTATCATCAATAATAGTTCCCACTTCCGTTCCGTGTGTGAAGTTATCTGCGTATAAAGTTCCGGGTACTAATTCATTTCCATAAAACATAATAAACTCATTTGAGGAATGTGTTTCAAATACTAATGTTTTCCAAACAGTTCTTTCCGATTTAATTTGTTTTACTATTGGACTGAGTTTTGTTTTGATTTGACTTAATAAATCGACTTCCAAAAATCCATTATTGAATTTGTTTAAATCGGTCTCATTATATTGCATTGATGTATCATAAACAATTTTTTCAATTTCATTTAAAGATTTAGTCGTTTTATTTAAATCTGCAGTTACATCAATTTCAAGATCTAGATTAATAAAATCAGGATCAACAAATACGATTTCCATTCCCACTACAGATTGATCTTTGATTACATTTTCAATTTGGTGTTTTGCTAAATCTGACAGTTTATCTGCCGCTTTCGGTTTGATTGAAATATATGTTTTTCCATAATCTTTTCTATAGGCTTTCTCACCACCCCAAAGATTTATAGAATCGATGTTTCTGAATTCGCTGATCAATAGTGAATAAAAGTCTGATTCGGTAACTAATCTGTTTTGACGCTTATAGTGATTAGGAATACTAAATTTCAAATCATCGATAGTTTCTTCGTCCTGTCCGCCCGAGGATTCTGAAACGGTGATTGTAGTAATATCATCATAAAACCCAACACTGTTTATATTTGAATCGCCATCATCTTGAATATAAGTGAAATCTTTAGCAAAGTTTCCGCTCTCGCTATTTGTTGAAATATAAGAAACTTCTAGGATATTAGTATCGGCTGGCTGACTTCCAAAAATATCATTTCCGAAAAATATTTCATAAAACCCATCTTCATTAGTAGATAGATAAAAAACATTTGTATTAGGTTCAATATCATTTAAATTCTTAGCGAGTTTATATTCAGTAAATACACTTGAATTCTCGAATTGTTTTACATTGACTTTAATCGTTCTAATGTCAATAGTATTATCTTTAATGATAAAACGTTGATTAAGAATACTATTGTCAACGCGGAACCTATAGTTTTCTTTGATTCCTTCGTAGATAGTAATAGGTTTTGATGTATATTCAACGTCGGTTCCGGTATCTATTCGATCATAAATTAATACATCATCAATATTCCAAAACAATCTACTATCATTAAGCGTTGTTCTTGATGCAAATGATGAAAATGACCTTAATACTAAAGTCCTATTCTTCGGCTCTTGATTATAATCAACTTTAATTTTAACTTGAACGTCAGCGGTTGATGCTAATTTGCTACCAGGAAGATAACTCATTACTTTAGCTTTTGCTAATAATGATTCTCTGCGTTGTGCCGAATCAATAAACGATTCGTTTAAAATCGCGTGCATATACATACCCAATAAATGAGCATTATAAGCAAGTGTATCAATAATAACTGCGATATTAGATCCTTCAAAATTAAAGTCTTTGAACTTTTCATTCGTCTTTAAAAACGACTTCAAATCCGATTTAATTCCGTCAAAGTCTAAATTTTGAATGGGTAAATTTTTCATTTATCTAACTCTTTGTAAAAATAACTTAATTTCTTGGGTTTCGTTTAAAGATCTGATTTTGAATGTTATTGTTACGATAAATGTTGTTTCCTTACTGTCCGTCTTAACATCCACGTCCGTGAGTTTAATTCTCGATTCGAGTCTCGAAATTGAATCTTCAATTCGCGATTTCATGATACTCATTTCGATATGAGATGCGGGCGAGAATAGAAATTCAGTTATACCCGTATGAAAATGATAATTAAACGGTTTCTCTAATATCTCATATCTAACAATATTCTTAATTGATTGAATGATTGCATTAATATTTGTTAAGCGAGATACGTCCCCCGTGAATGGATGAGTCACAAAGTTTAAATCTATATCACTGTAAAAAGTTATTTCGTTCATATCACCTTCTCTCCGCAAAAACAT